TAAAAAATATAAATATATAGTAATATAGAGCGCAACCGTAACCGTAACATCCGTAACATCCAGTAACCACAAGGGCTAGAGCCCTGTTACGGTTCATTTTCAAACCGTAACAAAGCGTAACGGAGTATAAAAAGTGAGGTTATAATATGAGTAAAGAGAAAAAAACATTATCTGCCAAGAAATATCTCAGTCAGCTTAAAGTGATTGATGAAGCGATAAATCAAGATTTAGGGCGGCTGTCTGAAATGAAAGAAAATACGCTATGTACAGGGGGAATTGATTATAGCAGGGATCGTGTGCAGACTTCTCCTGTAGGTGACAGGCTGTGTTCTGATGTGACCAGGTACACTGCATTTAATGAAGAGATTAATGCGGAAATAGATCGCTTCATTGATGCGAAGGAACGGATCATAAAAGAAATTCGGGAATTGCATGATGTGAATTATATCCAGGTGCTGTATAAAGTATATGTGCAATTTAAAACACTGACTACGGCTTCAAGAGAAATGCATCGCTCATATAATTTTGTGCTTAATGTGCATAAGAAAGCATTAAAGGAATTTGAAGAAATACATAAAAATCTTACATATTTGTATTAAATGTTGTTTGATGTATATTTGTGTGGTTCCGAAGTGTTGGACAGTATAGAATAGTGCAAAATTGTATATCAAAGTGGGTTGAAATAATGCCTGTCATCTGATATATTGTAAAATGTAAAAGTTTTTGCAGGTTATAAAAATGACCTGCAATTGTCATTTTAACTATTGTCTGACCGCCGCAAGGGTACTCATAGCCGGACTTTTCATCCGGTGAACTCCTACCTTGCGGCGGTTTTTGTTTAGAAAGAAGGTGTTGCAGGATGGCGAGAATGACAAATAAACAGCGCTTGTTTGTTCAGGAATACCTGATTGACCTGAATGCGACACAGGCCGCAATCAGGTCAGGATATTCAGTAGCTACAGCGCAGCAAATGGGAAGTGAAAACTTGTCGAAACCTGTTATTCAGCAGGAAATTGCTAAGGCAATGGCGGAGCGGTCAAAACGTACAGGCGTAAATCAGGACCGTGTTGTTTTAGAACTGGCCAGACTTGCCTTTGTGAAAATGACTGATATCGTGGATAACGAAGGTAAAATTAAGGATACAGCTACAGAAGATGATCTTTCCTGCATCGAAGGTATCAAGTATAAGCATTCCGATACAGATTCAGGATATAGCGTTGAACGTGAAGTGAAGATTGGTTCGAAGCTGAAAGCTCTGGAACTGCTCGGGAAGCATTTAGGCATGTGGAATGACAAGATAGACGTGAATGTTGCTGTTCCAATTGTGATATCTGGCGAAGACGCTCTTGAGGATTAGGCGGTGACTGCCTATGGTCAGAGATCGGATTTCTTCGCAATATGTCTTTGGGTACATGAAGCGTATTCTGTACCCGGAAGATTATAAACCAGCAGATCACGGAAAGCAGATTTTGAAACTCCCTGATATCGTTGGTAAAGGCTATGGTACTTTCTGGCGGTGGAAAGGCAGATATCGAGTTGTAAAGGGATCCAGGGCCAGCAAAAAGTCAAAGACCGCGGCATTATGGTATATCACCAACATGATGAAGTACCCGGATGCTAATACGCTGGTCATCAGAAAGACATTCCGGACACTGAAAGACTCATGCTTCACGGAATTGAAGTGGGCGATCCATCGTCTGGGGGTCGATGCGTTCTGGGACATCAAAGAAAGCCCCCTTGAAATGACCTACAAGCCTACCGGCCAGAAGATATATTTCCGGGGGCTTGATGATCCGCTGAAAGTAACGTCAATCACCGTGGATCACGGTGTGTTATCTTGGATGTGGATTGAAGAAGCGTATGAGATCAGTTCCGAAAATGATTTCAATATGCTGGACGAATCTATCCGTGGTGCTATTCCGGAAGGTTCAGGTCTGTTCAAGCAGATCACGCTCACATTCAACCCATGGAATGAACATCACTGGTTAAAGAAACGGTTCTTCGATAGTCCCGATGAAGAAACACTTGCGTTGACCACAAATTATCTGTGTAATGAGTGGCTGGATGACGCAGATAAAAAAGTATTTGAAACCATGCGGAAGCAGAATCCCAGGCGGTATAATGTCGCTGGCCTGGGAGATTGGGGCATCGTTGACGGTCTGGTTTTCGAGAACTGGAAAGAAGAACAGTTTGAACTGATCAGCAAAAAAGATTATCTGAAACTGGATGATGCCGCAAGGAAAGTCAGGAATTATGTATTCAGGGAAGATGTGCAATCTGCTTTTGGCTTGGATTTTGGTTATACTAATGATCCTTCTGCATTGTTTGCAGGGTTCATTGATGTTGAACATAGAAAAATATATGTATGGGATGAAATGTATGAAAATGGTCTTTCCAACAGGAAGATTTTTAACCGCATCCAGTCAATGGGATATGGCAAGGAAAAGATTACTGCTGACTGTTCTGAACCGAAGAGCATTGACCAGTTGAGAGGATATGGCCTCCGGGTGAAGGGTGCTGAAAAAGGGAAAGATAGCGTAAACAACGGCATCCAGTTCATCCAGGATTTTGAAATTATCATTCATCCCAGATGTGTGAACTTCCTGACAGAGATCAGCAATTACACATGGGATAAAGATAAACTTGGAAATAAATTAAACAGACCAATAGACGATTTCAACCATCTGATGGATGCAATGCGGTATGCTTTTGAATCTTACATTGTTACTGGTAGGTGGTTATTTTAGAAAGAGAGGGAATGAACCATGCTGACAGTCCAGGAGATTCAAAGTCTGATGGAGGAAGATATCAGTTCTGAAAAGAAAAGGAATGCAAAGGCTGGAGACCGTTACTATAACGGTGAGCATGATATCTTAAACTACCAGATTTATTATTATGACGCTGACGGCAAACTGCAGCTTGACAAGTTTAAAAGCAATATCCGGATCAGTCATCCTTTTTTTACGGAGCTGGTGGATCAGCAGGTGCAGTACATGCTTTCCGGTGATGGAAATATCATCAGATCAGATATCCCGGAGCTGCAGACAGAATTGGATGATTATTTCAACGATGATTTTTATTCAGAAGTATATGAATTGCTGATCGGTACGATAAGCAAAGGCTTTGAGTATATGTATGCCGTGACGGATACAGAAGGCAAGACCAGGTTTGAATGCGCTGATTCAATGGGCGTGGTTGAGGTTCGGGCAAAAGATACAGATGATGGGTGTGAATACTTCATTTACTGGTATATTGACCGGATTGAAAAGGGCCAGAAGAAGATCAAGCGCATCCAGGTATGGGATTCAGAACAGGTATATTTCTACGTTCAGGCAGATGAAGGCAGGATATTACCTGATGATTCAGTGGAAATGAACCCGAGGCTGCACACCGTATTCACGGATCCGAAAGGAAAGAAGTATGGTAAAGGCTTTGGGTTCATCCCATTCTGGCGTTTGGATAATGGCAGGAAGCAGGTCAGCGGATTAAAACCTGTAAAAGACCTGATAGACGATTATGATCTGATGGCCTGCAGCCTGTCAAATAACCTGCAGGACTTTACGGATGCCCTGTATGTGGTCACCGGGTTCCAGGGAAACAACCTGGATGAGATGATCCAGAATATAAAAGCGAAAAAGCATATCGGCGTTGATAACGGAGGCGCTGTTGACATTAAGACTGTGGATATCCCATATCAGGCAAGGCAGGCCAAACTGGAGCTTGACGAAAAAAATATATACAGGTTTGGTATGGGCTTTAATTCCGCACAGATTGGAGACGGCAATATTACGAATATTGTGATCAAGTCCAGATATGCTCTGCTCGATCTGAAATGCAATAAGCTGGAGATCCGGCTGAAACAGTTTTTTCGTAAGCTGCTGAAGGTAGTACTGGGTGAAATTAATACAATCAATGGTACAGATTACCAGATGAAAGACGTTTACTTTGTATTTGACCGGGAGGTCATGACCAACGCCCAGGACAATGCGTTGATTGAAAAAACGGATGCGGAAAAGCAGCAGGTTCAGATCAACACCATTCTTTCTGTTGCAAATGTCCTTGACAATGAAACCGTAATTCAGGCGATTTGTGAGATTCTGGACATTGATTACGAAGAGATCAAGGATAAACTGCCGCAGGATGAAGAGAAGGACACTGAACAAGCTGAACAGGAATTGAACAATATCATTCCTGGCGATGGCGGTGATGCGGATGAATAAAAGACAGCTTGAAGTCCTGAAAATGCAGATTCAAAATGAGAAAAAGGTCATCCAGCTTTTAAAGCGTGTTTATCAGCAGGCATCTATGGATTGCGAGCGAAAGATCAGGGAGCTGGCAGGGCGTACCGATATGGAGAACCTGCAATCTATCATCTACCAGAAACAATATCAGGAAGCGCTGAAAAAGCAGCTTGACGGGATTTTAGATACCTTACAGAATAAAGAATTTGAAAGTATAGCGGAATATCTTACTGGATGTTATGAAGATGGTTTTTTAGGGACTCTTTATGATATCCATGGTCAGGGTATTCCGCTCATTTTTCCAATTGACCAGGGACAGGTAGTGAAAGCAGTTCAGGTAGACAGTAAAATATCCACAGATCTGTATACCAGGCTTGGAGAAGATGTGAATCATCTGAAAAAGTCAATCCGGGCTGAACTTTCCAGAGGCATTTCAAACGGGTCTACATGGGCTGAGATAGCAACCCACATTGCATATGGCATGAATAGTCCTTTTCGTAAAGCAATGAATCATACGATGAGGATTGCAAGGACGGAAGGGCATAGGATACAGAATCAGGCGCAGATGGATACGCTGAACAAGGCAAAGGAAAAAGGTGCTGATATTGTGAAGCAGTGGAATTCAACGCTTGACGATCGCACAAGGGAATCACACAGGATCCTTGACGGACAGATCAGGGAGATTGATGGATATTTTGAAGTGAACGGCCACAAGGCAAAATATCCTGGAGGTTTCGGCGTAGCATCCGAAGATATACATTGCCGCTGCTGCATGCTGCAAAGGGCAAAATGGGCATTAGATCAGGATGAACTGGACACGCTGAAAGATCGAGCTGCGTATTTTGGACTCGACAAAACGAAAGATTTTGAGGAATTCAAGAATAAGTATTTGCAGGTTCCGGATAATGCTGATAAAATAAATATAAACAGTGGGGACTGGCAGGGATTGAACTTTCCGCAGAATTACAAGACGAAAAAGGAGGCAGTCAATGCTCTGTCAGATAAATACGGTATTGCGTTTTCTGATTCAAGAAAATATCCGATTGATGAAGGAATACTTTGTGATGCAGTCAGTTGGATAGATGCCTTCGCAGGGGAATACCCAGGCTTTGTGCAGTCTAATCCGGCAAAACTTCCTAAACTGGTTGTAAAAGCGCCTTCCGGGATGAAAAATGCTGTGGGATATTTTCAGTATTACCGCAATGGCACGCCTGTTGAAATGGCGCTAAACGGTAAATATCATTCGGACAGGGATTTTTTCGAAAAATATGTGGAGCATACTGTTAAAAGCGCCCATTCTGTGGCGAATGCAACTACACGAAAAACATTTGTTCATGAGTATGGCCATTATGTGTCTAACAGCATGCGTCAAATAAATAATGGAAGTTGGGAACATGATTTTATTCAGGAATGTGTTGACGAGTATAAGAAAATACATCCGGAATACAAAAGAACAACTTACATAGGGCTCCAAAAAGATTGTGGTGAGGTCAGCACATATGGGATGACCTCCGAATCAGAATGTTTTGCTGAAACTTTTGCCGAATATTTCGGTGGCAAGGATCCACGAGAATTTGCAAAGATTTTTGGAAGGAAACTGAACGAATTGCTGAAAGGAGTGAAGTGATATGTTACCAAAAGACAGAATAGAATCTCTGTCAGATGAGATAAGCGAATACGAATATATTGATGATGATACTGAAAAATGGTGTATCAGGGATGACGCGCCGGATTGGGCAAAGAAAAAATTCAAAGAATTGCGGGAGATGGTAGAACCTGTCCCTGATGAAAACGGCATAATAACGCAGTACTGACCAGCAGTCTGAGGAGGTAGCAGCATGGCAAGGGATGACTATCATGTGATCGTATACCAGGTACTGGCGTATTTATACCAATGCCTGAAAAACGGAAGCCCGGTGGACGTGTCTATGTTAGTGCCGGGAAGTATATTGCTTAAGCAGTTAAACGAACATTACTGGGCGTACATCATATACAACATGTCTGAAACTGGATTTATAGACGGTGTAGTTTTCGCAAGGCTTGACGGAATGCGGACGCCGCATCCTGTAGATTTAAAAGACTGTTACATTACGCCGCGGGGAATTGAATACCTATGTGATAATTCGTTCATGGAGAAAGCAAAGGCTTTCCTGAAAGATATGAAAGAGATCACGCCCTTTATTTAAAATTAAAGTATGGGTTAATTAAGATCGTATGAATAAATACGGTCTTTTTTATATGTCCGAAAAGGCTCATGACATTTAAACTGCTGCCAAAATGATCCCCTGCAACATGGGAAGAAAACTGTTGACCGTAAGACACGCAGTCTTCGGAGAAAGGAAGGAAAGATGAAACTGCAGGATTTACTTGGAGAAGAATTGTATGCGCAGGTACAGGCAAAGATTGACGAGGTGAACGGTAAGGAGCCGGATAAATTAAAGCATATCAGATATGCAGACCTGTCAGAAGGGGAATATGTATCAAAGGCAAAATATACAGCATTGGATGCAGAAAACCAGACGAACACGAACAAATTGACGGAAGCGAACAGCCTGATCCAGCAGCTGCAGAAAGCAGCAAAGGGTGACGAAGCCCTTCAAGGCCAGGTGACTGCTTATCAGACGAAGGTGCAGGAACTGGAAGCGGAGCTTGCACAGACGAAGATTGATGCCGCTATCAAGGTCGGCCTGCTGGCAGAAGACGCTCTTGATGTAGATTACCTGACTTTCAAGCTGAAAGAAAAAGGTGAAAAGATTGAACTGGATGAACAGGGGAATATCAAAGGATGGAATGATAAAGTAGCCGCTCTGAAAACTCAGCTTCCCGGTCAGTTCCAGAGTAAGGGGAAAGGCGGGTATGAAGGATTCAGGCCCCTGGATAAGGATGGGCAGCAAAGCCAGAATCAGGGTATGACAAAAGCAGAGCTGTTGAAAAAGCCATATGCGGAGCAGGTGAAGTTCTTCAATGAAAATCCAGATGCTTATAACGAGATTATGAAAGGTTAAAAAGGTGAATAAGAATGGCAGTTACAAAAATTGCGGATATTATAAATCCGGAAGTTATGGCGAACATGATTGAAGCAAAAATTGAAGCACAGTGCAAGATCACTCCCTATGCGCATGTGAATACGGATCTGCAGGGAGTTCCTGGAGATACACTGACCGTACCCAGCTGGAATTATATCGGCGATGCGGATGATTTTGATCCGGAAAACACCGATGGGAAGGAAATTGACACTACAAAGCTCACTGCATCCAGTACCAAATTTACGGTCAAGTGCGCAGGTAAGTCCGTTGCTATTTTGCAGACCGCGATCAACAGTGGCCTGGGTGATCCGGTAGGTCAGGCGAATCTGCAGCTTGCAAAGTCTATCGTAAATAAAATTGACAATGATGTTATGGATGCGGCATATACCTGCAAGAATGTACATGATCCAGGCGTTGTGATCGGCTATAAAGGTGTGGTTGATGCGGTTTCAAAATTCGAGGATGAAGAGGACGGCGTTGATAAGGTCATGTTCATCCATCCCAATCAGGAAGCAACCCTCCTGAAAGATCCGGATTTTCTTTCTGCTGATAAGTTTACGGGCGGTGTGGCTGTAAATGGCTCTATTGGAAAGATTGCCGGGTGCTGGGTGAAAAAGTCCCTGAAAGTGAAGATGAATGAGGAAAGCGGTACAAAGGGGCAGGATGGGTATGTTGCCGCCGGGACCTTTTACCTGAACCCGATCATCAAGACGGAGCCTGATTCTGCTGAAACAGAGTATACAGAAGATGAACTTCCTGCACTGACGATCTTCCTGAAAAAGGATACGCAGGTTGATCATGAGTGGTTTCCAAAGAAGCAGCGTCATGATATTACCGCCGCAAAGTATTACGGCGTAGCCCTGACCAATGCTGCAAAGGTAGTGATTGCAAAGTTTTCAAAAGCGGCAGTTGTTTAAAATGAAAGGTGGTGAGCCTGATGATTGTACCAGTTGAGGAATTGTTTGAAATGCCTGATTTTTCTGGAAAATCAGAAAAATCATTGAAGCGGAAATTGAACGCGATTGAACATTTGATCAGGTCATACACAAACAATAACTTTCAAAACCGCAGCATACGCTTTGAGGGCAGTTCCCAAGGGGATATGATAAAGGGGCGAACACAATTCTTCAAGGTAGGAGATACAGTCCAGATTTCACAGTCACATGTGAATGACGGGCTGTATTTTATTACAGAGATTGCCGATGACTTTATCCGGCTTGACAGGGAACTCTTCCCGGTTCCAGAAAACCTTGTGACTAAAGTTGAATATCCCGCGGATGTCCAGGAAGGTGTCATTGAACTGATGGTCTGGGAAGTAAAAAACAGGCAGAAGGTCGGCATCAAATCAGAAACACTGTCAAGGCATAGCGTGTCTTATTATGATCAGGACGCGAATAATCAGGTTATGGGTTATCCCGTCTCCCTGCTGGGCTTTTTAAAGCCTTATATGAAAGCGAGGTTTTAGTTATATGAGCATTGGCGGTAATAAGTGGGGATTTATTCAGGTCAAGGTGGAAAACAGCCATATGAACCAAATAAAAGAGAATATGACAACCTGGCAGGATTGCATGAAGATTTTGGGATGGCTGGATCTGTCAACGGGCGATTCAGACCGGGCAACGTTTAGCGCAAAGATTCAGGAAAGTACCCATATCTTTTTATGCGATTATCAGGCATTGACCGGGAAAGTAACTGTTGGAGGTCAGGTAGAAACGGTTCATGTGACAAGTGAAAACGCAAGGATGGTCATAAACGGATTGGTGTATGACATTTTGCTAATTGACAATCCGATGAACATGAATGAACACTATGAAATCTATCTCAAATTTATAGGAGGGCAGGATGGCTGACATTGAATTTACGGATAACAGTGCGCAGGTCAAAACAGCATTATCTGACGGGATAAGGACCTTTTTGTATGAAGGCGGTGGTGAACTGCAGGTACAGACTATGCGGAATTCCCGGGTGGATACAGGCCAGACAAGAGGCTCTTACCAGTATAAGGTTGAGGAAGGCACAGGGGAATCGACTGTGCACGTTGGCAGCAACCTTCAAAATGCGATCTGGGAGGAGTTTGGGACAGGGGAATATGCCCTTCATGGAGACGGAAGAAAAGGCGGTTGGAAATATGTGGACGCAAAGGGAAAGGGGCACTTTACCCGCGGCAAAAAGCCGAACAGACCGCTGTACAATGCCTTCAACAGTTTGCGTGAAAAGCTGAAAAGACGGCTGGAAGATATATTGATTTCAAGATTGGGGTGAGACGATGGTTGATCTGCTGAGTTTCGTTGGCGGGAAATTGGAGGAAGCCGGTATCCCGTATGAATTCGGGGAATGGACGCAGGCGGTATCTTATCCATACTTTGTGGGATCCTTTACGGAATCAGATTTCCGATATGAGGATAACCGGACAGCCGGTACATTTACGTTAGATGGATGGTCCAGAGGATCTAAACTGGTCCTCATAGAAGCAAGCGATAAGATAAAAGGAATTTTCCGGGATCTCCAGGAGATATCTGGCAACAGACTTTTCCATGTACGTTTTGGAGGTTCGCTACCGGTTCCTACCGGGGAGGATGAATTATTTAAGATTACGATCACATTGTTCACCTGTGAATGGGAAGGAGAATAAAACAATGGCTTTAAAAACACACGGCATCACCAGTGAAACGATCAAGAAAATGATTCTCGGCGCTGGTGTGATCTATAAAAATCTGAAATATGATGCAGAGACAAGCGACTGGAAAGGAACGCCGCTGGGAGCGACATCTGGGGGAATCAAATTTCATTGGGAGGCACAGTGGCTCGATGTAGAAGTTGACGGCGCAACGGTACTCGTTAAGGGCGTATCCAAGCAGAAAGTCGGTGAATCTGCCTATATTGAGGGTAAGATGACAGAAGTTACGGATGACCTGCTCGTTACGGCGCTGCATCTGGTCAAGTCAACGTCAGAGGATACCAATTATGTGAAATATGTATCTAAGGACAATATCACAGAAGATGAAGATTACCTTGAAAATATCGCCTATGTCGGCACGCTTTCCAACGGTAAGAATATCATCATCATCCTGCCGAATGCACTTTGCACGGAAGCATTTGAAATCGAGACCAAGAACGCAGAGCAGACTACATTCAGTGTGAAGTTTGAATGTACCGCTGATCTGGAGAACAACACGCTGAATAAGCTGGATATCGAACTTTATTATCCGACTGCAACGGTTTAAAGGGAGGGACCAGCCATGAAAGCAAGAGTGACAAAAGAATACATTGATAAATATACACAGGAATTCCATGCGGTCGGGGAAGAAATTTCTCTGACCGAGGAGCGTTTTGCAGAGATTGAAAAAGCAGGCCTGTATGTGGTGGCAGTGATTGAACAGGATGAACCATCAAAAACACAAAAGACACGTAGGAGCAGAAAATAAGAAAGTGAGGATTTATTAATCATGGCAGATATTAGATTTAATTTGACAGTAGATAGCCTGTTTAACTTTTGTGAAGTGCTTGAGGCAATCGGCTTCGATTCCGTTGCAGAAGAGTTTGGCAAAGAGGATCTGGAAGCATTCCAGAAAAAGGATGTCGGATCTGTAGGGATGACGGTGATCACGAAAGTTTCCAAATTCCTTATAAAGAAACTTCCTGGTGTAAGGAATGAAATATATAAATTCCTGACAGGCTGCGCAGAATGGGAGGATGGTACTCCGGTATCGGTTGAAGATGTGCGGAAGATGAAAATTACGCACTTCGTAAAAATGATCCGTGAATTTCTCAAAACAGAAGGGGTAATGGATTTTTTCGGGGAAGCTGCCGGATTGCTGGATACGGAACAGCCAGATTCGAAGAGCTCTGCAACAAACGATACAGTGATCCCTATGGATATTTAGGCCGGACAATCAGGCGGAAGCGATTAGATCAAGCGGTCAGCACAATCTTAAGTCAGCATGATGAAGATATGTGCTGGTCGCTTTATTGCGCTTCTGTAGCAAATTCATTCTCTAATGTTGGCAGTTTTGATGATTTCCTGAAAAAATGCAGAATGCCAGCTGAGCAGAATGAACAGGAGTTGAACGGCAAGCAGATCCAGAAACAGTTGGACAGGGCAGAGCAACTATTAAGTGGATTTGCGCCACCAGTGAAAGGAGGAGACTGATTCATGGATATTTTTTCACTTGTTGGAAAGATTACGGTGAATTACGGGGAAGCGGTCAAAGGGATTGATGAAGTATCCTCCAAAGCCGGGAATCTGGCCTCTTCCTTAGGAAAGACTATGCAGGATGCCGGGGATAAGATATCTTCTGTTGGGAAGAAAACTTCTGATGTCGGGAAGGCAATCAGCCCATTATCAGTTGCGGTTGGTGGAGTGGCTACAGCCGCATTGAAAACATCAATGGATTTTGATTCCAGCATGAGTAAGGTAGCTGCAGTGTCTGGTGCAACAGGAGATGAATTTCAAGCCTTAAGGGATAAAGCCATTGAAATGGGCGGGAAAACAAAATTCTCCGCATCTGAAGCGGCGGATGCTATGAATTACATGGCAATGGCCGGATGGAAAACGGAAGATATGCTCTCCGGTATTAGCGGTATTATGAATCTTGCGGCCGCTTCGGGGGAGGACCTGGCAACAACTTCGGATATTGTGACGGATGCTTTAACAGCATTTGGGCTTTCTGCTTCGGATTCCAGCCATTTTTCAGATGTTCTTGCCGCGGCGTCATCCAATGCAAACACAGATGTCGGCATGATGGGTGAAACATTTAAGTATGTAGCGCCAATTGCAGGAGGTTTGGGATATTCAGCAGAAGATACAGCTATTGCAATTGGCTTAATGGCAAGCTCTGGTATTAAGGCTTCTATGGCAGGGACATCGCTTCGTTCAGCGCTTGCAACCTTAGTTGATCCTAGCAAAGCTACGATTGAAGCTATGCTGTCTCTTGGATTGGCAACCCAGGAAACGGGAGTTGATCAGGAGAAACTCGAAAAAGCGCAGCGTAAAGTTGAAAAGGCAACTCTAAACGTAGAGAAAGCGCAGGTATCATACAATCAAGCCGTTGCTAAATATGGCGCTCAGTCGCCACAAGCACAAAAAGCGTTGCTTGGAGTGCAGCAGAAATCAATTGATTTGGAACAGGCTCAAAGTGATTTGGAAAAAGTGCAAAATACATTAGTTGGTACAGGAGAAATTCATAATCTTGTGCTGAATGATGAAAATGGAAATGCCAGATCGTTAAGGGAAGTGTTGGTCTATTTACGCGAGACTCTGGGTGACCTAGACGAGCAAGAACAGGCAGCGGCGTTATCTGCAGTTTTTGGGACAGAGGCTATGACAGGGTTACAGGCAATTGTCAATGCGTCCAACGATGATTTTGAAAAATTAGTTGGTGCAATTGATGGTTGTGATGGCGCGGCAGAAGATATGGCCGATACCATGCAGGACAACCTTGCCGGACAGCTCACTGAATTAATGAGTCAATTGCAAACTCTTGCAATCTCTATTGTAGACTTGTTTACTCCATCCCTTCGTGAGATTGTGTCACATGTGCAGGATTTTGTGAGTTGGCTAATAGGATTAGATGATAATACAAAAACGCTTATCGGTACAATCGCAATGGTGGTCGTGGCTGCGGGACCGGTACTTATTACTATCGGAAAAGTAATAAGCGCAGTTGGGTCAATAATAGGTGTCGTTGGGAAAGTAATAGGTGTTGGCGGAAAACTTGTAGGCGGTATCGGGAAGATAATCACGATAGTACCGAAGATTGTAGGAGTAGCCTCCAGTGCAATCGGGTTTATTACCGGTACGGTAATCCCAGGGATTGCCGCGGTAGTCTCTTCTATCGGTCTGGTTCCGATCGCGATCGCCGCTCTGGTGGCAGGTGTGGTTGCCGCAGGGATCGCTATATGGCAAAACTGGGATACGATAAAGGAAAAGGCTACTGAGCTGTGGGGAAATATAAAAGAGAAGTTCGGAGCCATAAAGGATGCGATAGCGGACGCATTTTCTAAAGCAAAGGAAGCAGTAGTCAATAAGGTAGAGGAAATAAAAACGAATGTATCCGAAGGCTGGGAGAATATGAAAGCAGCCGTTTCTTCAAAGATGGAGGAGTGGAAAAGCAATGTTTCCAATAAACTGGATGAAATCAAGACGAATTTCAAATC